GATACGCATAGGCTGCATCATCTTCAATCTCTGCACCACCATTGGAGGTTTCAATATTTTCAGCACTTAACACGTATTCAATGGGTTTTACCATTTGTGCTATTTGTCCTGGTGCGAAGTTGTTTCCTACAATACCTGTCGTTTCGCATTTAAAGCTGATAGTTGTTTCCGTCTCGGATGGTGATATAGCCGTATCTTTGGTTGCAACAAATACGGTTTGACCATCTATGGCCATCATTTCAAACCCTTCATTAATCACAAAGCCTGGATGAGGTTTCATTGTGAATTTAATCGTGGTTAATGCTGATGATGCAGGTAATCGCTCAGTTTCAGTAAGAAGGCCAAGGTTATCAAGGCGTGGGCCAGAGGCGAACGGCAAGAGGTTTTGTTTTCCCTCTTCATTAATCATCTCTTTGAGTTCGTTTTTTTCATACGCGATTTGTTCAAGCGTAACGGTCTCTGGATCATTAATGCCAGGATAGTGACCGGTGCGCACTTGATAGCTTTCTTTTAGTAGACGTAAATCAGCATCGTAATTTACATCAAGGAGCTTAGGCTCTGGAATATCAGGAAAACGAGCAGTTTGTAAACTCATGATTCTTTTCTCTTCATTTGAATATTGGTGCTCCAACGCTCCCCACTGATTGAGGTATTTACGGTTGTTGCTTTCCAGTTATTGGCTATCTTTCCGCTATTTAATAAACGGATGGATTGACCAGCTCGCGCTACGGTATTAATGAGATTCAGTCGGCCACTTGCGTTCTGGCGTGTACTTTGTTTCTTATCGCCATCTTGCAAGTAGGATTCTGCGTACTGTTTTGCGTCATTAATCGAATTTACGTTGCTGATGTTATAAAGCTTTTTAACCTTGTCACCGCTTAGACTTGCATCCCCAGCGCGGTATATAAAGGTTTCCTGTGATACTTGGTCGAAATACTCAATCTCTACCGCGCTGTATGTGCCACGTTTTGACATAGGCAATACGGCATTGGTGATGACATCACGATTACGCAGATCTATTTCTAGTACGCTGTCTTCAAATTCACCCACAACCAACTTGTTGCTTTTAATCGAAACAGGAATGGTGGTTTCATTTACAATCCTTTCTAAATAGGCTTGGGTGCTTTCGTTTCGTTGTTGGGTACTCTTAAAGGTAAAGTCGTTTGGGATATTGCCTTCTACATAATCCAACTCACACCCACTTGCGATCTGTTTCATCAATGCAGTAAATTTGATGTTCTCAAACTTTTGACTCTTGATGTTCTCCAGCTTTCCGCGGTTCTTGGGTTTTGCACTGGCTCCAATAGTCACTTCATCTGGAGATAACTTAAAAGTAACGTCATCGATAGTGAACTCACCAAACAACCATAAATATTTATTACCTTTCGCATCTTTCCAACCGATACCAGGTTTTAATACGTCACCTTCTTGTGGAAACCAGGCTTCATTAAAAATACCGTCTTTGTTTACTAAGGTCAGTGACAGCATATCTGTCCCTGTATTGTCGCTTTCGATGATGTCGGTATAACTCAGTGACTTAACAAAAGAGCTTAAGGTTTGTGATACATCACGACCAGCCCAAGTCAGTTGTGCACGAGGTTGGATTACGTCAAGAACTTTAGTAGCGATTACCTCTCCCATGGTGCAACCTCAATAATTACCGCTTCAGTGCTTGTTATCGTTGGGATAATGATGCGTTCGCCCCCTAAGAACTGAAAGGCATTCATTGCTCTTGCGGTATCACGATTGGCATTACGCAAGCTCATGACTAACATTTCAGTGCTTTTCTGGTAAGCTCGATAACAAAGTTGCTCCCATGTTTCACCTTGCAATGCAATGAGTTCCGTCATTATCGAACCTCTACAATATCTATTTTGTATTCGATGCTTGTGATAGTACCGCTTGGCGTTGTTTCAACTTTGCTCTCACTGATTGATGTGATCCCAAAGTTGCCATAAATCTTCGTACCAATAACCAAAGTGCGTGTTGTGCCATTGGTCGCCATGCGCTCAAGAGTCTTGGTTGCTTTGGTGATATCAACAAACGCATTATTTAACTCCATAGTTAATGAAGCGGTTTGCTCTTTCTCACCAAAGAACTGATGCATAGGGTAGCCATTCACCACTTCTTGCGCTTTAAGTGAGAACTTTCTTACTCTGTTAAAACTGGTTGGTGTAAATCGACCTTTAAATGAAACATCACCAAATGCACCCCATTGGGTATAACTACTCTTCGTCATGACTTATCACCATTTCTTCGTTGTATGTTTCGTTCGGTGCGGTTATTTGCTTTAACTTAGGGTTATAGAATTGTCGATGCACCGTCAGCATTAACTTAGCTGTGTAATCAATGCGATACACAAATAACTCGTCTCGGCTGTCATAATCATCATCTGATTTTGGTGAGGAGAATCCCGCGTTCATGAACTTAACTTGAGTTAGTTCACCATCACCAACAATGACTAATCGATCATCTAAACTGCGCTCGCTTACATCACGAGGGTTTTGTAAATCTTGTCCAATCCCTTTTAATACAATTAAGTCATGCTCTAGGTATTCAGATAACTCAAGGTTGTATGCCAAGGCTTGTGAGCTAATTGCGTGCTCTGTATTACCACCAGATACCCTAAGCGATATCGTGACATCCACTAGGGCTTCATAAGGAACAAACGATGCAGTATGAGTAGCATCAAGGCGCGTGAGCTTTTGAGTTCCTGTTAGCATGATGCGAACCTCTTTACGCGCAACGGCGTTTGATGGCTCGACAACCGCTTCAATACCTAATCGTTTTTCAATGCATTGCTTTAATGCAATGATTGCTTTGATTGGCTTAATCGTTAAGGTGCTCACTTCAATACTCTCCCTAATAGCTCTTGCGCCATTTGCGCTTGTTCTTTTTGTTGCTCTTCACTTAAGTACATAAACTCACGCTTAGGTACTTTGACGCTTGGTGTTCTGATGTAGAGAACGTAAAACACGCCTGTCTGTTTCTGTTTGCTGTTTTTGTTGCTCTTAGTTTGGACTTTCTTACCAAACGCTTTAGCACCAAGAGGAGCGCGGCCCATGATTGAGTGAGGACGATAAAATATTTTCCATCCTTTATTCTCAAGCCAGTTAATGGTCTTTCTTACGCCATACACTTCAGTTCGCTTCTTCACTTGCTTATTAATTGGGATAGCAAGTTGTTGTGATTTCTTCGCTTTTATTTCACCACCATCATTGATTAATGAAGCGTGAGGCTTATTTGTTCCTACTCGATACCCATCATCATCAACGGTATACGTGAGTGAGGCGTAGGTTTCACCAGTATCAAATAACGGTTTTGCACCTGCGTTCTTTGTGTTCTTGGTCAATGTGGCGTTGGGTTTAAATTTCCCATGCTTCATATTGTCTCTTACGCATTGCAAACCAAAAGGAGCCAGAGTTTCAGGTAATGCGTTGATCTCTTTTTGTGTTTTTTCCAATGCGTCTAAAAATACTTTCATACGGTTTTAAACCCCCTTTAAAGCGAGGTTTATACTCTCTCATTTATTACGTTCTAATTTTGCCGATTGGAATCGAATTTATTTCTAAATAGGTACGATGAAAGCCTGAAAAACCAATGCTGTAGAGGGTTCAATGGCAAAGAAATCGAAAATTGAAATGCAAGGCTTGCTTGAGCGAGTCATTGATATGTATGTGAATGATGGTGTCACTCTGACAGACATTACTAATACCTTGTCTGATGAAGGTTATGATTTGTCAGTGTCTGGAGTGCAGCGAGTTGTACGTAATAATAAAGAGCTAATTGAAGAGCAAAGATTAATACAAGAGCACGCAGACGCTTTCTTGAATGAGTTTCGTAACAGTCCAAATACGGATGTGTCTGAAATCAATTTGCAGATCATGCAGCGCAATGTCTTCAATGCATTACGTGAGTTGGACTTCAGTGCGTATAAATTTGAAGATCCAACTAAGCTGGCTAACCTGGTTGCACGCTTGTCAGATTCTCAAGTGAACCTGTCACGCTTACGAGTGGAGTTCAATAAAGGCGTTGATGCAGCAAAGGATAAGATTGAAAAATCACTTCAGGTGTTACTCAAAGAAAAAGATCCCGAATTGCTGCTTAAACTCGTAACCATTGTGAAAGAGATGAAAATCGAGAATTCAAAACGGGGTTAATGATGAGTGATGAATTCGATCTCTTTGTTGATACTTCAATTGCTGACTTAGAAAATATCGAAACAGATACAGAGTTGGCAATTGATGAAAAGAAACAGTTAATACAAAGTCAAAAAGCATCTAAGCAACTGAGTGATGAAGAGGTTCGAGAAGAACGCGCTCGGTTGCGTCGTCGAAAAAAAGCAAAATCTAACTTTGCTTATTTTTGTAAAACGTATATGTCTGAAGCATTTACGTTGGATTTCTCTGAATATCAATTAGCATTAACTCGCCTTGCATCTAATCGAATGTTAAGTCCAAAAGATGAAGCGACCTTAAAGGACTTAATTGACCCGATTGATCATGGATTCATTGTTCAACCTATCTCAGGTAAATACGAGGGTGTGCTTGATATTGAACCGCGTGACCACGGTAAAACCACCCGAAATACTCAAGCAATGCCACTGTGGTTAGCTTTAAACTATCCTAAATCCTTTATCGTGATATGTGGTGCAAGCTCCACCAGTGCTGAAGATATAATGGATGCGGTTAAGCAAGACTTAGAAGATAACGATCTTTTAATCAATGATTACGGTATTCAAAAAGTCCATGGTAACAAGTGGGCGCAACGCAAGATCCTATTACCCAATGGTTCAGCCATTGCGTGTGTTGGTCGTGATCAGCCTTTGCGTGGTATTAAAAATAAGTACCAACGTCCAACGCATATTATTTGTGATGACTTATTGTTAGATACAGAAGTTGATAATCCACGCCTTCGTAATAAAGCCGAGAAGTGGTTTAACCGTGTAGTGCTGAACTTGGGGAAAGGTGCATTAACCATTGTTGCTAATACTATCTTACATCCTGACGATTTGCCTTCTCGATTATTAAAGCGAATTGAAGCTGGCGTTCTACCTAACTGGGTAGGTTTTCGATTTTCAGCTATCACACCAAGTGGCCGCCCATTATTTCCTTCTCGTTGGTCATTACAAGACTTGGAGCATAAACGGACAACGGTAGGCTCGGCTTGGTGGACGGAATGGATGAACCGCCCGATATCCGATGATGAAGCCGACTTTAAATCAGAATGGATACATAAGTACAAACTTCATGAAGTGGATTTACGTGATTGTGATGTGGGTATGGCCGTCGATTCAGCAACGGGGTTAATGAAGGGGGACTATTCCGCCATTGCGGTTGTTGCACGAAATCGCATTACCATGGTAGATCACGTTCTGTTTTGTAATGGTTGGAAGGAATCAGACTTGCAGTTCGCAAGGCGAATTGTTGATATCTACATTAAATATCAACCGTCGTTCATTGAGTTTGAAGATGTCGCGTTTCAGAAGATCTATAAAAAAGAAGTATTACGTTATGCCAAGAAACGCAATGTTCGCCTGCCTATTCGTGGCTTTAAAGGCGGTAACAAAGAGATGCGCATTAAATCACTCTCTTCTGAAGTAGAGAACGGCGGCATTATGTTCCTTGAATCTCAAACATTGTTAATACAGCAATTGCTTGAGTTCCCACGTGGGCACGATGATTTACCTGATGCGCTTGAAATGTGCATTAGTGGATTTGGAGGTACTCATTTCATTGGTGGTGCAACACCTATTCGTGATGTAGTTAGAAGCGCAGCACAACGCTTATCTCGCATTGGGGGCGGTGCTCGTAATCGCATATTAAGAAAAGCCATTGCAGAAGCGTTATTTCCAAGGTGGGCGTATTCGGTGGGGTTTGCATGATAGCGATAATTAAAAAGCTACAAAAACAAATGAATGATGTGACCTCTCGCTTTCAGCGCATTATCTCGGTTGCGTATGTCGCGGAGGTTGATAGTGAGCTGCATCGAGTAAAGGTACGATTTCCATCAGAAGGCATTCCAAACTCAGACTGGCTACCCATTGTTACAGGGCGTTCAAAGGGCGTTAAAACCAGTTTTAACTTACAAGAAGATGAGCAAGTGCTTTGCTTGTTCATCCCTTGGGGTGACATGAATAACGGGTTTGTGCTTGGTGCGCTCAATAATGCAAAGGATAAGCCTTACACCAATAACCCTAATAAGTTTGGGATCATGTTTACTGATGGAACGTTGCTTGAGTACGATCAAGAAACCCAAACAGGGGTATTAAAAATTAAAGGCTCGACACCATCAATTCAAGTTGGTCCAGATAAAACAAGCATTGTCTCCGATGTATTGATTGATGGTGCGGTCACTGTTACCAAAACATTGGATGTCACCAAGGCGGTTAATTTTGCGGATACTCTCACTGTTGCTGGTGCGGTGAATGGTATGCAAACCGCAAACTTCATGGGTTCTGTTGGTGCTGCGGGTTATAGTGGTCCCGTCTCTGGCGCACCAGCATCAATGAGTAGCGGTATGGAGGTCAGCATGAGTGCAACCATTAATGGCATTAAAGTCTCTGTGGATACACATACTCATATGGATGCAGAAGGTCGACCAACATCACCAGTGACACCCTAATTAATAGCACTCGTTAAAATGCGCTGTAATGGATTTTAAGCGTATGTGTTTTTGTTTGGTGTCATTTATCGTGAAAGTTTTTTTAAAACATTTAGCGGTATCTTAAAATTGATTTAAAGTAGGTATGGTATGATTTACTCAACAACACTTTATGGTGAAGGTAGAAACGCCACATTAAAGGAAGATATCAAGCAATCTTTGTTCTTGATTATTTTCACAGGTAAAGGGGAACGTATCTATTTACCTGATTATGGTGCGGATGCGCTTTCGTACATAGATAAACCCCAATGGGAGCAACAGCGGCTCATTGTCTCTATTGCTGAATCGGTCAGAAAATACGAACCTCGTGTTTCAATTGATTCACTCGAAGTGGTTTCATCTTCTTTAAAAGACGGTATTATTGCCATTCAAGCGGTTTATGAAATAGTATCAACAGGTGAGCTAATCACCGAAAACTTTACGAACAAGTAAAATCAATTCCATTTGGCTAAGATTTACCTAAAATACCCTGCCGATTGGAATTTCAAATCCCCCTCCATTTCATAATTGCCCTCAGATTAATAAGGGGGCAAATCAATGTCTGAATTTCTACACGGTATTAGAACCATCGAGCAAATAAGTGGGCCGTTATCGGTTATTGAAGTGTCATCTTCAGTAATTGGTGTATTCGGTACATCTGAACTTGCTGCCCCGATGGAGATGTACCACACCACGAACCTTGATGATGCAAAAAAAGTATTTGGTAAAGGTTCAATCTTGGATGCTATCCGTCGTATTCACCGTTACGTTCCTAGTAACTCAATTATTTCATTTCCACTAGGTAAGGCGTCAGACTTTCCTGATGTTGTTGTTCCTGAAACCACAGGTGTAACGTTTAGTTCATCATCAGCTTCTATCTATATAGATGATGGTGCAAGCTCTCCTGTAAAAGTGTTCAACCCAAAAGCGCTTACTATTGCTTATGCAAGCAGCGCGGCAGCGGTAGCGACAGTTGACTCTGCTACGGGTGTGGTAACGCCATTAACAGAAGGCTCTACTGTCATCACTGCAACCGTTACGTTGCCAAGTGAAGCATCTGATGCTGATGCAGAAGAACAACCTGCAAAGGGGCGCAATGCAAAAGTAAGTGCTCCATCAACCGAAACTCATACTTATACATTAACAGTAGCGCAAACTAACCCTAATGCTGGGCTTGAACTATCTAATGCTGAACTGTCTGCATCAGAAGAGACGGCTTACATTGGTATGGATACCATGCCTGTATCGCTAACTAATCCGCATGGGTTAATCGTTGTATGGTCTATTGATGATGAAACGGTTGCTTTGGTTGATTCTGCAAGCGGTATGGTGTCGCCACTAAGTGCAGGCCCTGCAACAGTAACGGCGACATTAATGTCCTCTGATACCGTAGCGGGTATCGTCTTAACTTATAAGCTCACACTTAAAGAGCAAGACGACAAGCTACTAGCAGCATTCATGGAAGCTTTGCCATTAATGCGAAAAGCAAAGCAGCGTTTTACTTTCTTTCCAAAGATTAATATTGCGCCAGGCATTTTGCATAAACCAGGTGCGGCAGGCATTGCGGTTGGTGCGATTTCAACTATTCGCGGCATTTGGATCTCTGATATGCCAGAAACAGTATCTACCGTTGAAGAAGCAATTGCTTATAAAGGTCAGTTCACAGATAAGCGTCTGTACTCGGTATGGCCTCGACCTAAAGTATTGAATGAAGATGGTGCAACGGTTGTCGATTGGTATTCTCCTGGCATGGCTGGTCTGATTGCACAGGTTGACCGCAATCAAACATCTCAAGCTATCGTTTCCGAGACTGGCTATTGGTGTTCACCATCTAACTATGTGATGACAGATGTTATTGGGCCATCAATTGAGTTGGAATATGTACCAAACGATCCAACCAGTGAAGTGAACCGTTTGAACGCAAATGGTATTGCAACGCTGATGAATCATGGTGGCTGGAAAAACTTTGGTAACTACAGCACATCGTATCCAACCACAACAGACGCATTGAACTTTCTGTCATGGCGTAGAACGATGGATATCATTGAAGAGAGTATTGAAGATGCGTCTCGTCAGTTCTTGGATTTTCCAATGTTCACCTCACCATCCGATATTGCTAACACAACAGCAGGTCGAGTTCGTGACACAGTAAATGATTATCTATTGGGTAAGACAGGTACGGCATTAGTTTATAGCTCTATCTCTATTGAGAAAGACGATAACCCGTTATCTGAGATCATGAAAGGTAACATTAAGTACCGTTATAAGGCGACACCACCCGTACCAATGCAAACCATTGAGTATGCCGCTGTGGTGTATGTGGAAGGGTTAGAAATCGCAATGAACCAATTATTTTAAGGGTAATTAAATCATGGCAGAAACCAGTGTAATTATGCGCAACCCGATGTGCTTTATTAACGAAACTCACTATGTGGGTCGTGTTAAAGCGGTGGGTTGTGAGATGACCAAGAAGATGGCAACCGTCGGCGGTCTTGGTGGTGTGGGTAATATTGAAGTACCTACTGGAAAATACGAAGCAACAACAGCAACAGTTGAGTTTGCGTCTATCGCTAATGGTGATGTTGTTCAGTTAAACAAAAACGATGGATTTGTGAAGCTAAGAATGACAGCTCAAGTGCGAATGCTGGACTCAACGACAGGTACACGAGTCATTGACCAAGCGGTCACTCGTATTCATGGATTTGTGAAAAATCCACCTGTGCCAGGCTACAACGATGACGGCTCACCATACACCGCACAGATATCAGTGGCGTTCATTGAGATCTTAAATACCAGTGGTCGTATTTTTATGGTCGATTTTGTCAATGGTGTTATGTATCCAGATGGTAGCCCTGGCTCTGGCGGCATTACCGTTTCACTCTAAGGAGCTGTCATGCGAGTTCGTAAGCTAAGAATTGTGGCAACAGGCATTCAAAAGAATGGTCAGCCTGTCACTAAAGAGCAACTAGAGTCGGTGGTAAGAAACTACAAATCAGACTCAAGGCCGCCAGTAACACCAGGACACCCAACTAAAGGCTCAGACAAAATCTCTGCCCTTGGTCGAACTGCCAACCTTAGAACTGAAGATTACGTCGAAAAAGGCGTAACAAAAACAGGGCTATTTGGTGAAGTCCACTACACGCCAGAGTTGGAAGTGCGTGAAGATAACGGAGAGTTTGAAGGCTTTAGTGCTGGTATTCATCCTGTTCCTGAAAAAGAAGGTGAATGGTATATGCATCATCTCGCGGTACTTGGTCAATTACCACCTGCAGCAGATACCAAAACATTAGATGTCATTAATCTCAGTGATTCCGATTTTAGTGACGATTGCATTTATTTATCTGCTGATGTCGGCAGTGATAGAGGTCTTAATATGAACGAAAAACAACTTGCTGCGATGAAAGCAGCAATGAAAGAAGTGGTTAATGAGCAGCTAACGGCAGCGGGTGTTCTTGATAAAGATGGCAAACCTGTAACGCCACCTGAATCATCGACAAAGCCAAATGATGAAGACGATCCTACAAATGGAAAGTCAGGTGGTGAGAATCAAGCCGCATCAACAGAAGTAAAAGCACTTCAAGAAAGCATGGCAGGTGATCGTCGTGAGCAGTTAACAGAGTTATCTGACTCTCGTGACATGACTGATGGTATGCGTAAATCAATCAAAGCCATGATTGATGGTGTGAGTGCTATTGAGTTATGCGCCTCTGGTGATAGCAATAAATTTAACGAGCTTAAAATGCTGTTAAAAGAGATGCCAGAAAAAGCATCGAACGCATCGAGCGCAAGTAGCTTTGATAAATTACTGGAAGAGATCAATCTGGCTGATGAAGGTAACAGCAAGACGGGTGCTTTCGATTCTAAAGATTGGTAATTAGGAGAGCGCAATATGAAATGTTCAATTAGTGCAAATCTATCTCAGAATTCAGGCATTGTTGCCCCTATTTCATCAGGGCCTAAAATTCACCAAATCATCGTTGTTGGTGCGTTGAAGGGGTTACTTCCTGGTCATGCTGTTGTGCTTGATGCAACGGGTGTTAAAGCGCGTTGGGATGGTACAGCTCCTGCGGTAACGGAAGCTCTTGGCATTGTCACTGCGGTTCAAATGGAGGGTGATAAATCAGTATCGGTACTACGAACGGGTGATTTTATTCGTCAAGCGGTGTTACTTGCTGATGGCTCTGCCATTGGTGCTGCGCAAGATTTTATCTTATCTCAACATGGCCTTTGGTCTGAAGGGGCTTGGTAATGAGTAAAGAAGAGCAACGATTAGCGCAGTTGGATGATGCATTTTCAGGGGCGCTGAATGACGTATCTCACTCTGTGATCGCACTTGGTGGGCACTCTCGCATTCTTCTTAATCGAAGTAATTGTGAAGAAAGCATTGTTCACGTTATTAAATGCTCAATGGCTCTTGGTGGTATTGCCAGTGCATACAATAAAGAGTTGGGTAAAGAGTCAACGTTCTCTACCAATCTGCAAGAGTTACTCTCTGATGCTGTTAATCAGGCCATTGCAGGAAAACTGAAATCACTACCACCTCGTGAGTTAAGTGATGAAGAGTTTGATTCCGAAATGAAAAAACGCGCACCTGAAGCGTATGAGTTTCTTAGTCAAACAAAACAGTTTGGTGGCATTCAAGCGTATCTTGCTACGTTAATGAAAGAGCCATCTATTGATGAGATTGAAGACGTTCTTCTTGATGATGAACTATCTCGCAATCAATCACTGACGGGGCAAATTTCATACCCAATGAAAGAAGAAGGTGTTGATAGTGATCCGATATTAACGGTCGAACAAGTCGATAAACCGCTTTCAATTGGCTTTAACTGTGATGATGCCGAGTACTTACTTAATGCGTCTGATGTGATTGGCTCAACTATTCCACTTCCAGTGATGCTTCATAACCCACATGAGCAAAACGTAAAGTTTGATACATCAGAGCCAACGGTTCTTCGTGTGAATGAAACCACAGGTGAACTTACTGCAGTAAAAGTTGGCTCTGCATCTATCACGGTAACGTTAAGCAAAAAAGGTGATCACAAACGTATTCAGTCATCACTTGATGTTCGTATCGACGGTTAATTAACCTCGATTTAGTTTAATTATTGTATTCCTATGGCCTGTTTTAAAGGCCATTTAAACCAAATTTAAGAAGAGAAGTTGTTATGGATATCTATGATATTGTTCGCGGAATGCTAAGTTCTGATAAGTTCGGCGAAATTCTAAATCGTTACAAGCAAAAGAAACCTGTTCCAATGCGTATTCGTAAGCGTATCTTTGGTGCTGCTATCATGTGGCCTTCGGCTAAAATCCCATGGTCAGTGCTGAAAGAATCGCTATCTAACATTCCTGTCGTTCGCCGTGGTACAGCACCGTATCGTGAAGCTGGTGAAGGTGTTCAGTTAACTGAAATTATTCCGCAAGGTTTTGATGTATTGCATTGGATCTCAGCAACCGACCTAAACAACTACAAAACCCAAGGATTGAAAAATATTCAATCCTATTTGGATATTGTTCAGTTTGCGAAAATGCGCAAGATTGAAAAATCAACTGAAGCGCTATGTGCTCAAGCTTTGACTGGTAAGATTTCATATCCGATGAAAACGGAAGATGGTGCGCTAGACACGTTTGATGTGGATTTTGGTCGCACTCAAAGCTACACGTTTGCTAAAAGTTTACTTGACCCAACCGCAACTATTGCCGATGTATTTAGTGCATTGCAAGAAATGGATGCAAAACTGCAAGACAAAGGCTATGGCGATGATGTTGTTACACTTTGCGGTAAGACGCTTTTTGCTAAGATTATCGACCTTGCAAGTAACGTTAAAAGCAATGTGTTAAGCGTAACCTTTGGTAATAAGAGCGTGAACATCGGCGGCTATGAAGTTGAGTTGGAAAATGGCTCTTATGACACGGTGATTGCAGGCAACAGAGCAACACAAAAAACCGTACCAGAAGATCAAATGGTTATGGTGGATATTGCGGCTGGTCATAACTTCTATTATGCGGCGATTGATGATTTGGATGCGAACTTACAAGCGTTGCCTTTCTTCACAAAACCAATTAAGAAAGACGCGCCAAGTGGTATTGATTTAAACATTCAATCTAAGCCACTGCCAGCGGTAGTTGTCGATGCCATTTGTTGGTCTGCTGATGCACTAAAACCTGTTGCTGGTAAGTAACTATGTCGATAACCCTTACTGAATTGAAAGGGATGATCACTATCGAGGGCGTATCTCGCGCCCTTGATAATCAAATTTTTCTATCCCTCACAAGTAACGACGGAAGCAATGCAGATACCGCTTGTAATCGTGCGGCTATCTGGGCTTATTCTTACATTAACTTAAAATGCAAAGCCAACGAGTTATTTACCACCGACCAAAAAGAAGTCATCACTGAAGCTATGATCACAATGGCGATTTATGAGCTATTACGCATCAGTGAGTTCTATGATGAAGAATACAAAACAGATGCCATCAATCTAATGAACGCTGCGCTTGGTATTTCAGGTGGTGGCTCTGATGGTAATGGTTCAAGTTTTATTGGAGCTGCGAGTGCCCGCGATGAGAAATCACACATTAACAAGTTTGGTAGCCCATTTACCAGTCGATACCATAGATAATCACCACCCACTACCGTATGAGTTTGGACAAGTTGATACTGCACAAACCAATTACTATTTCCAAGCCATCCGTGCCATGTTATTAGATGATGAAGTTGCTTCAGATGTAGAGCTACGACATGCCACCGCTATGACCATTCCCTTTATTATCTCTGGCAGTGATGCTGATGTGACGTTTGCAAAACAAGTGCTTGATGATTTTGATCTCGATGACCTGATGGAGCAAATGCTAAGAGCTACTGAGTTTGGTTTTCAGCCAATAGAAATGTTCTGGGAGAAGCAAGATGGTTTGTATGTGCCGGTTAACTCTGAGCCTAAACGACCAGAGCAATTTCGATTGAAAAAAGATGGCTCTGTATTCTATGCCAACTATACCTATCAAATGCAATCACCACCAATGGGTAAAATCATTAGCGTAGTAAGAGACCAATCAAGTGAGCGTCCTTACGGTAAGTCAGTTCTTGAGTCATTATGGGCCATTTGGCAAAGCAAGTGGATATCATGGGCTAATATTGAACGCCTTGGTGAAAAATACGCTATTCCATCGGTTGCTGCTCTTGTGCCTAGCGCAACAAGCCAGGATCAATTAGGTGCAGTTGCTGAAAACCTTGCTCCTATCGAGAATGGCAGCTCAGTCGCATTGGCAGGTGTTTCTGATGTGAAAATGCTAACGGTTAGCGGTAAGGTAACAGAGTTACTTGAGATTATTACTGCGATTGATACCAAGATATCAAAGACCATCACAGGCCAAACGCTTACATCTAATACGCAAGCACATGGTTCACGCGCACTTGGTGAAGTTCACGAACGCGCAGCAATGCGTATCTCGATGAAAGATGCGAAGATGGTATTCAAGCATTTAAACAAAACCTTGTTTAAATGGATTTTCGAGTTTAATAATCGCCCAGGCAAAATAAAAATTAGCGTTGATAAAGAAAAGTATCAAGAGCTAGTGGATAAAGTGACCTCTGATAGCTCAGTTGAAAAAATAGAGTTATCTGATGTAAAAGGCTCGGAGCATTTATGTATTCTTTAAAAGACATTGCCGCGCTTGAAAAAGAAAACTTGACCAAACTAAAGCGCCTTGAAGATAAGGCGCTTTTTTTTACTTCAAGCGAACTGTCAAAGGCGATTAAAGCTGCGTTTAAATCGGATTCAAGCACGCTTAAAAACAGCTATACAACCATATTTTCTGAAACTTATGCCGCATCCATGATGGTGAGTTGGTTACTTGGCCAATACCACGTACTTAAAATAGTTGATGAAGACATCGAGCTAAGTAATGCGCCTATTTATTTAGCGGTTGAACCTATTCCATTTCAAGAAGCCATTGATTCATTAAAGGCAATGATACCAACAGACAGTTGGGAGTATCGACAAACAGAGGCTGCGGTAAAACTAAGAGCGTTTACCATTTCGAACGTATCTGGTAATGAAGCTATTAATCGCGTCAAAACGCTTTATACAGAAGCCTTAGAAAGTGGTGCATCCAAATCAGAAACCCTACAAAAGCTTGATGGTTTTATGGAGCAAGCTGGCATTGGTGAGGCGAACCCGTACTGGTTAGAGCTTCATTATCGTAACAATATGATGACGGCATATAATTCAGGCCGCTGGACTCAGGTCGCCAATAACGATTTAGTTCAATACCTGGTTTATTCATCTGTGATGGACTCAGGAACGACAGAGTTATGCCGTCACCTCGATGATGTAGCGAAACCTAAGAATGATGCGTTCTGGGAAACGTACTACCCACCGAATCATCATAAATGCCGAGGTACAGTATCACCAATGTCCGAAAAGCAATATAAAGCACTGCCATCTTCCGCGCATAAAAAATCAGATAGTGTCAGTAAGAGCCAAATAGCCCGAGATGATACGATGAGCAAAGAGCATCAATTTAAAAGCTCGCCCGTTGTTGCGTTGAAAAGTATTCCGCGCTCACTCATGAAAGAGGCGAAAGAATTTGAGTTGGTTAAGGATATCCTGGAGCAATCATCGAAACAAAGTAGGAAAGAACTAACAGAGCAAATAGTGAAAGCAACCAAGCGTTCAATACCATCTAAGGTATTAAAAGAGGCGGTTGATAACACACCAGAGCTTAACCCTTTTTATGAAATGATGAGCGAGCGATTGGTTGCAGACAGTGATGAGGTATTATTTGGATTCACTGAGTTAAACACAACCTCTGGAGATTTTGTACCAAGCTTACAATACATCTTGCACTTAGATGATGAATTAACAGCAATGGCTCACGTGGCGGCGTTTGATTCAGAAGAAGCCTATCGAATAGATGTAATATCTAAAGCAGATTTAAATACAGAGGAATATATAGCAATGGAAAAATAACAAATAAAACTCACGCAATAAAAAAGACCGAAACTAAATAATATTAATTTCGGTCTTTTTTTTGATTAAATAAATTGGTGTTTAAATTATAAATATCACCATGCAATATTCATCTTTCTTTTAATAAATAAAACAATACTTAATTTATGGGTCGTTAGGTATTAAATATCGAACCATAGCAGTATTTACGGACTTGTTATTTTTAACTTTTGCATAGGCATGTAATGCCTTGGTAGCATTAGCTCTATGCCTTTGTTGTTGGTTTGGGCGGTAAAGCAAAGAGATATCATTAATATTATAATATGCATCATCTTTTTACGTAGTCTAGCATATATGATAGGTATCATGATTCAATATACTCGCCACTATTAAATAAATCATTCAATGTATCTTTAAATTGCTGTTGCAACTCTGGCGACATGTTTCTTAATGCTTGAACTAAACTATCTGATATTACGGTCGCATCATTACTTTCTGTTGATATGCTTATTTGTGGCATGTAATTAAATTCAATCGCTGGTATGGCTGATGGCTGCATTGCAAGTAAGGATGACTGCGAGGCATTAATCACATCATCTTCTACCTTGGCTACATCATCACCATTAAATACACTGTATAGCCACTCTGCAATCTCTTCACCTGCAACTGCGCCGCCAGCACCACCCACAACAGTTCCTGCTCCTGGCATTATAAAGGAGCCAGCAATACTCCCACTCAAACCTCCAATCATTGAACCAACATCACCCCAAGCATTTTTTGCATCACCTGAATTAATGTTACTGGCTAACGATAAAGTTTGTAAGCCAGTTCCAACAAAGGGAATGAGTTTACCAGCACCTTTTAATGCTGAGGCTCCTTTACCTATTAGTGATGATGCAGGTGACGCGCCCTTGCTTACGGCATTAGAAGCAATGTCTGATACTGCCTCACCAGTAGCCTTGCTTTCACCCTTAAGTAAAGAGCTAAATAAACCACTAGAATTACCTGTTTTAGCCGCTATATCTGGTGTTATTACCTTGCTCTTTGGTGATGTAGTAGTACTTTCTGCTCCCTTGGTTTTAATGGCTGTATCGGGTACTTCGGGAGCTTTATTTTTGCCTTTAAATAAAGACTTAAACAAACCACTTGCACTACTTGCATTGGTTGCACCAATGCCTCCAAATAACTTACCGATAACTAACTTTTTAAGTACGCTACCAGCTATCAGCCCTACGATTCCAGATTGAGTCACAACTGCTGCAGTGCTAAGAGTGCTGTTACTTTGCAGTTCACTTGATGCGCTTTGTGATACCGAGGATACCGCATCGGCTAATCCGCCTAAGTTCTCCATTAAGTCACCCGTTGCGGTATTGATAACACCTTGAAGTGAAGTGAAAGAGCTAGTCAGAGTACCAAGTGCGGTTCTTGTATTCAGTGCTGCATCAGTTAGGCTTTTTTCTACTAGGTAATTGTTTGGCGTTTCCAGTGCGCTAGCCATTGCAGCAACACCTTTTGTACCTACATCTTCAGACATACGAACACCACCAATATCTTCAAGTAGTTTTTTAGTTATACCTGGCTGAGTGGCATCAACCTTTTGAACTGATTGAAGTAGATTGGCATAACTTTGACCTGCTGGTATTCCATTACTTAAATCATCACGAACACGATAGGCCGCATCCTTCACTTCTTTTCTTAGTGAAAGATCATTAATGTTTTCAATGCTTCCTGATTTAGTCCCATCACCCACCAGTTTAGAGAACTCATCTTGATCGCTAAAACGTGCTTGAAAGGACTCTTTAAGGCTGTCAAAAATCACATCTGCGTTGTATACCCCTGCTTTTTTTGCGGCGACAATGGTGGCGTTTAACTGGTCAATACTGACATCATCACCAAGAAGTGGTGCATACTCTTTGTAGTTCGTGAGGATATCACCGTCTCTATCACCAACTTCACTGGTTACGGCATAAATCTTATTTGCTGCATCCTTGATGCTAATCCCAAATGATTTAGATACGTTAGCTACCGCCTGGTTAAACATATTAATATCGGTTTCAGGGAAGATACTTTTATATTCAATAGCAGACTCAGCTAAATCTAGCGTTTCGGTGTCTGATAGATTTTGTTGTTTCGCAACGGCTTGAGCTTCAAAAATATCAACGTCACTTGCGCCATATTTTCGATTTAACTCAGCTCGAAACTCTCTTTGTGCTTGTGATTGAACTTGCTCTAATGAATACCCTGTGCCAGATGCTAGTGTCCGTTCATTCTGTTGCTTATTATTGCCCGCCCACATAAGACCAGCTGTGGCTGCCACACCACCTGCAATCATGCCCACGTTTTCCATATTCTTCATGATGTTATCCATTGATTTCATAGTGGTAGATTGCTTTTTTAGTGCGGCAGTAGTCTTGTCCGTTTCTGTTTTTAACCTTCGCTCTTCATTGATCACATCCGATAGGTCAACACCTGCATTTTTAAGTGAGCGAGATAAGCGATTGAACTCTCGCTCTTGTGCGCGTGTTGCTTGAGTGTTCTTTTTACCTACCGCAGTCATGGCCTCAATATCATTTTTGAGTGCTTCAATGGCTTTCTCATCTTTCTTTTCAGCGCGAGTTAGAGCTTCAAGAGCTTCTTTCTGCTCTTTTAATTTTCGGATATGATCGTTTTCTGCTTTGCTTAATTGATTTAGTGCGCCTTCTGCTTTTTGATACGCGCTTACATCTTTAACGGTCTTTTGAAGATCTTTAAATTCACGGTCAAGCTCTCTGGATTCTTTCTCAATCTTCTTTTTACTCGCACTAAAAAGATCTTGAACTCCAACGACTAGCTCTAATGAATATCCAGAGTTATTTTTTCTTACGCTCATCGTTATATACCTTGATTAGATACGTGAATTGACCCCAATTTAACTTCATTAATTCGCTTGCTGAGATAACCCCAGTTTGGCGGTTAGATAGCAAGCGAAATGCTTCATCAAAGAGTCGCGTTTTAAATTTGCAGAAGTTTAATTCTTTCCCATCATATAGGCCAAATTCACATACTCTGAGAAATCGGAATACATCAAGGTATCAACAGGCACTTCCATTTCATTAGTTAATGAACACTTAATGATTTCACCATCCTTGTTTGTTTCACTATGAAACTGTCCAAAGACTAAGATTCGACCTGCGACAAAAGTAGTGATCGCGTCAGGTAATTCCATACTGTATTGATCCATTGAAAAACGAACGGCTTCAATGCGGTCATTAACAAGTGCGCGTCGAACGCGTCTTGCGCCTGTCAATGTAATATCGCCAATTTTGATTGGATGATTTAACGGGCAAATACCATGTTCGTTAATGCAGCGTAGTATCTCTTTAGTCGCCAGTTCCTTACGTTCAATTTCTACTACTGGTTTTTCTTTATCCTCGGTTTCTACATGCGTTTCGTTAGTTGATTTGGTCATATTTAATCTCTTATCTGGAGTGTTTTTGATGTGGTTATTCTCTCCTTTATCTACCTTAAATCCTTCAAATTGGAATTGATGATTTATTCGTTTTATATAATACGAACCATCAACTGATGAGGTACTTATGCTTCCGTCAATTTTAAAGAAAGACATTAGATTAAAAACGCTAAGTGAATTATCTCAAGAAGAAATGAACTCACTTCGAGATGCAATTAAAGGCCTACAGGTTCTTGATGTTGCCAATGTGCACGAATCTTACCTTCCATGGCTTGCGTGGTGGTTTCGAGTAGATGTTTGGGATGAATCTTGGAGTATTCAAAAAAAGCGAGAGGTGGTAGTAAATGGCCTCGTTTTATTTAAATACAAAGGGACTATCTGGGGAGTAAAGCGCGCATTAGATCTTATCGGATATAACTCCATGTTGGAGGTATGGCACCAACAAGTACCGCAAGGTATACCTGGAACATTTACGATATCTGTAGAGCAAAAAGATGGCAGTGGTTTTTCTCAGCAAGACTACACCAACACAATAAAGCTAATTGAAAGCAATAAGCAAGGCTCCCAGAAATGGACCTTAATTATTATTCAAAACAAACCTGCTGTTGGTGGGATATATCATGTCGCTTACACAAAAGCGAGACAGCGAGTTACAACTCGTAATAAGCACATTCAATAAATGATAAAGGGTATTAAGTATGGTGGGATCACTATCCATTCAAGATGATAATTCTGAATTATTAACAACGGCAGTGCTAACTGATGTGGGAGAGAGATTGCTTGATGAGGCTTATCAAAGCGGTCGAAAATTAATTATCACTGAAATGTCATTAGGTGATAGTAACCTTTCTTATGTTAAGCCTGACCCCTCTTTTACAAGTCTTGTTCATGAGTTCGGTCGACAACCAATAAATGAAGGTAACACAGATAAAACATGGGTTAATGCCATTGTTTATGTTGACGCTGTACGATGGAAGGGTAATTCAATTCTTGAGTTCGGATTGCATGATGCCGATGGGAATATGATTGTATATAGCTCATATCCACGCACAACAATTCCAACCGAAGGTGCGGAGTATGTTCAGGTTGAAATTGAGTGTTATCTTGACTTGTATAATGCCTCATCCGTAACTATCAATATTACTCCGATCATGCCACTAGCTAGTGAAACGGAATCTGGTTTAATTAAGATAGCGACAACTGATAAAGTTGATGACGGCTCTGATGATTCTACATGTATTACACCGTTAAAGTTGAAAGAAAAAACAGCGACAGATGAAGATGTTGATAGTCAATCTAATGCAAATAAGCTGATAGCGCTTCCACAGTTCTGGCGCATTATCAATCCAATAAAAGACAGAGTTAATGAGGCTCTATCTGTTGCTCACAGTAAGTGGACGTATGTTCAAGCGAGTTTGACGACATACGGAGCAACTAAGCTATCCAGTGCTGTTAACTCAACAAGTGAATCATTAGCAGCAACATCAAAGGCGGTGAAGTTAGTCGCAGATATTGCAAACAGTAAGATAACGAAAGCTCAAGCTGACTTGTGGTACTGGAAGCGCGGCGAAACTGTCACGAACTCAACCAAGCTAAATAATAAAACCAATAGCAATACAGCAGACCCCATCACGATTGCTGAGCGAAACAGTGATGGTGATTTATTAGCGCGATTATTTCGTTCTAGTGGTTCAAATGAGAACGAAATGAGTGGCGGTTTAGCATTTCGCAAAAGTACATCTGATAACTACATTCGTTTTTGTAATAACATTCCAGCGATAAGAAGCTGGTTGAGAGTTTTTAGTGAAGCAGAAGGTGATGCTCGCTATGTAGCAAAAGGGTCAAGTAGTTTGGTGTCATTCACTCAGGGTTTTAATGCAAATGGCTGGTGGAGAAAGTGGAGTGATGGAAGAATGGAGTGTTGGGGCAAAGGTAAAACCTTTGCACAAGCATTTAATACAACGACTAATCTAACGGTCGTAATGACACAAATCCATTCTGCAGACTCTACAGGTACTACAATTAAGACAGTTTCTACTACTGGATTTGTAACATTTAAATATTATACGGCTTATTACTACGCTTTTGGAGAATATGCACAAACAAAGAACATAGTTTCTATGAAAAATCCAGAGTTTATGGACGAAGGTAAGACAGTTATCTTGGTGGATGCACACTTCAATAGTGATGGTGTTGATAGTGAATGTAAACATATTGTATGTAATCATTCTGATCCAGAGAGATTTAATTCACTGATTAGCGGTGAGTGCGGTGATATCAAAGAATATGATTTAGATTTAGCATTACGTGAAGAGCAAAAACAAAATGAACTGAATTTCTTTGAATCAGAGAAAGCAGTTGCACTGCGTATTGAAGAAGATTATCGCTTAGAGCTCGCTGATATTTCAGATGAACAAATGCGAGAAGTAAAAGAATACATAAGAGCGATAAATCCCACAGCGACGACTAGAAGCATTCCTGTTCGCCCTGAAATTATGAGTCATTATTCTTAATTATAAGGTGTAGGAGGTGTACATGCTCAGTTGTATACCCTCTACACTTCATAGAAATACGTGTGGGTTAGAATTTTTTATTAGTATAATTTGTTCGGAATTATTCGCTATTGTTCGCCATTATTCGCATGAAAAACGTATTATTTCCCATTTATTACGGTGTTACTTTTCCGATTTCGCTGTCA